TCGCCAATTATGTCAGTGTCTGAAACAGTTACGTCTGTGCCGTTAATTGTAAATATTGAGCTTCCTTGCGAGAAAGACGGATTAGCTTTTGACCCTCTTACTGTGGCCCAGCTTTTTGTCCATGCTTCACTACCAATAAGCACCCAAATACCGCTTGCATTTCTATAAAAAGCTCTTACAATTGTACTACCAAAAACAACTGCATAATCGCCAATGGCTCCAACAGTTTGTTTCGGTATTAACCCACTTGTGCCGTTTATAGTATCATTTCCTGATTCTAATTTTGTTGAATCAGTAATTACAATAGGAGTTCTTGTTGTAAAGGACTGTCCGCCAGCACTTGTTACTGCTGCGCCGTTCCACTCTTGGATTCCAAATTTTGAAATCTGTGTGTCAACCCAATATGTTCCGTTAGCTGGTTTAGCTGCTGGTGCTTCAGAACTTGGTTCTAGTTCTGCTAAGTCGATGTCTGCTCTAACAACCCATGCTCTATTAGAAACGCCTAAATACGAATAAGCAGCTTGTAGGCCGTATTCGTTAAGCTCTCCAGCATGAATTGGATTGTTGTTATTGTCTGTGTAAAACAAAGGATCGCCAAACGTATCTGCTAGATCACGCTGCGATGTTAATAAGTATGGTTTACCAGCATTTGCCTTAATCGTACCCTGTGCTGTTCCTGTGCCGCTTGCATTCAGTTTGTTTGAAGCAGAAGCAACAAAAATCATTGGGGTCGTTCCAGGCTCTGCCGGAGTGTAGAATGATTCGTCAATTACTTTGACTTCTACTCCTGGTGATGTTAGTGCCATTGATATTTCTCCTATAATACGAGTTGGTAGTTTCGTTACTTGTATTTAGCACTCACTATTAAAAATAGCCCGTTTAACCACCGAAAAAAGGTACCAAAAAGGTGAGCTAAATACAATATGAGACCATTATGCAAGTGCGGACAGCGGCCAGCAGCTATAAATTACAAAAAAGAAAACAGAACTTACTATCGTAAGCTCTGCGAAACATGTTTACGTAACGGAGTAAATCATGGAATACCTAAATGGAAACAACGTGGGTACGAAAAAAAAGATAATTGCGAAAAGTGCGGCTATGCTTCTAAGCATCACGAACAGTTTAATGTGTTTCATATAGACGGAGATTTAAATAATTGTCGTCCAGGAAACTTAAAAACTATATGTGCTAATTGTCAGCGAATAATTCAAAAAAGTGGAGTGAAATGGAAACAGGGCGATTTAGTTCCTGACTTCTGATGCACTATAAGGATCGATGTGTTCAATGAGTTGAGACAAGTTAAACTCTAAATCTTCAAGTGTACCGTTATTGTCAATAGTATAATCTGCCATCCACTGTTCTAAGCTCATAGAGTTTTTACTCTCAGGAGGAAGATGATCCGAGCGATCTACCCAAATAGCTTTGTCAAATACCCCAGTATTTTTCATAGCATGGAATTCACGCTTGTTGCGTAGTCCGCAATAGATGTCGTGTGCTTTGAATATTTCTCTACCCAATGTACCTGCATCAGGTACATTATAATCACAAATAGCTTCATACCATTCTTGACGATGATTGTGTCTATCAGCATAGCACTGCTCTTCGTCGGTGTACCCGTACTTGTCTTTTAGATCATTATAGATAAACAACTTGCTACAGAACTTACTACTGCTTTCAAAACTATAACCATATTTGTCGCGAAGCATTTCACATACAGTGTCTTTACCGTGACGTCCGTGGCCTATAACTAATAGTTTCAGTTTCATATTGTTCTCCTATAATTATATTATTATAACAGAACTTATGTATTTGTCAACCTTAATCGTAACCTAATACAGCAACTCGGTTTATTTCTTCTGCTTCTCTTTCTGCCCAAGCAGTAGGAAATCCTTCTTCGCTAACACAATTTTCGTGATTGCCCCAGATGCGTTTCATATAGCTATCGTATATGCCTTCTACATCTGTGTCGGACCATGATTGGGGGATTAATGAACCTTTTACTATCCAGTAAAAGCGATTGGCTTCTTTTCTTACAAACGGACTGCACACAATAGTAACTCCTTTGTTATATTGTATTTACAGCATACGTAAATGTTAGCGTAAACTTGGGGAGATTTTAGCCTATTGTAAAACCATAGCCTGTGCCGCCCGGAACTGCCATTGATACTTCGTTTTCTAATTTTTCCATTTCGGACTGGGCTTCTGCTTTTAGGCTATCACCGTTAAGAGTACTTCCGCCTTGTGGGCCTGCAATAGTAGCAAACTTTGAACGTGCTTCGCCTAACATATATTTACATGCTGCCAAGGTGTAGTCTTTAATCCATTGTTTTGCTAGATAATCGTTGAGTAGCTCTGAATCTGGTCTAAGATTATACACGTACAACATTAATGTTTCTTCTGCCCTTGGACGTTGAAGTATTGTTAGTCGTTTGGTTGTAGTATTCCAATTGAATTCTATAAATGACCCAAACATACGTCCAACAAGTTCTTGATATTGTGAAAACATATCGTATGTTGCAAGGCCGCCTAAGTTTGACGAACTTAGTAAGTATGTGTTTGTATATGCCATATTAAACGGTTCAAATGTTGTTCCGCCGCCTCCGCCATTTCGTGACCCAATACTTCTTCGAAAAAGTTGACGTACTTCTACAACTTCATTTGGCAGTGTGTATGTATTTTGATCAATTATAGTTGGCATAAACATATACGATTCTTCGACAGAATTTTCTGAGCGTTGTCTAAATCTAGTTAATGCTTTTGTTAATGCTGTTTCATAATGTATAGGATCTAGTTCAACATCAACCATACCGCCACCTAACATAGTGTGTACATAGTCAAATATTTCTTGTTTTTGTGTTGCTAGTGACATACGAATCTCTCCATAAAGTATTTATCGAATAAATATGTATATGCCAAGATTAAGTTTATACAAACCTGAAAAAGGACAAGACTACACATTTATAGATAAACAAATTCTAGAAATGTTTACAGTCGGTGGTACTGATATTAATATCCACAAGTACCTAGGTCCCGACAATCCAGAGTCTGCTGATGCTACCGCAGATCAGCCTCGATATGATGCTGTTAAAGAAACAAACATTCAAGACTTACTATTTTTAGAAAATAGAGATAGAAAGTACGATCCTGACATTTATACAATGCGTGGCATATATAATATTCAAGATAACAATTTTAATTTATCGCAATTTGGTATGTTTTTAGACAACGATACATTATTTTTAACAGTGCACATAAACGGTAGCGTAAAAACTCTTGGAAGGAAATTTATAGCAGGAGATGTTATCGAGTTGCCGCATATGAAGGACGAATATGCTCTTAACGACTTCTCTGTTGCATTGAAAAGATTTTATGTAATCGAAGACGTTACTCGTGCAAGTGAAGGGTTTTCGCCAACTTGGTATCCTCATTTATATCGTCTAACACTTAAACAAATTGTAGATAGTCAAGAATTTAAAGAAGTGTTAGATCTGCCTGCGGATGCAGACAATGATAACGGCGATACACTAAGAGATATGCTTTCGACTTACGAAAAAGAAATGCAAATCAATGATGCTGTAGTTGCGCAAGCAGAAGCGGATGCTCCTAAGAGCGGTTATGACACTAGTCATTACTATAGTCTAGAAGTAAAGTCAACAGAAACTGGCAGTGATGTTCAAGTTACTAAAGTTAATAATGAAACTGTTACTGTGCCGCCGTCAAAAATAGGATATAGCGGTTATTTACTAGGAGACGAACTTGCACCCAATGGAGAAACATTTGGACATGGCATACAATTTCCTACAGCAGCAGAATTAGGCGATTACTTTTTAAGAACAGATTTTATGCCAAAAAGATTATTTAGATTTGACGGCAAGACTTGGATTAAAGTTCACAATGTACAACGTATGACAATGACGAATACTGATACTAGACAAACCCAAAAGACATCATTTATTAATAATAATAACTATGTTTATAATGACAAAGTAGCATCAAATGATATAATAATAACATCTGGTGATTTTGTAATATCAACAAGTATTCCTTATCCGATAGATGCACTGTATCTTGAATTAAAACAGAGTATACACACTAAAAATTATGTAATAGCAGATCACCAGGATCTAATTACTAGCGATAGCGACAATACTGTACTAATTACATTACCAGAGATTGCAGGTATACAAGACACAATAGAGTTTGACGGACAGTGGACTGTCAATTTCTATAATAACAGAGAAGCAGAACGTCAAGGGTTAAGTAAAGCCCTAAGACCAAGGGCAGATAATTAATGGAACATTTTTACGACGGACAAGTTAGAAGATATCTTACACAACTAGTAAGAATGTTTAGCGGATTTAAATACGCTGACGGTAAGAATGAACTAGTCACAGTTCCGGTTATGTACGGCGATATTACTCGTCAAGTAGGAAGTATTATTAGAGATAACTCAGATAATAAAATTCCAAGTGCACCAAGGATGGGAGTTTATGTTACTGGTTTAGAAATGGATCGTACTAGAACCAGTGACTCGTCATATGTTAGTAAAGTTAATATTAGAGAACGTGCATTTGACCAGGCAGGAAATGAATACTTAAATGAAAGCGGAAAAAATTATACCGTTGAACGGTTGATGCCAACTCCGTATAATCTTACAATAAATGTAGATATATGGACAACTAATACAAATCAAAAATTGCAACTTGTTGAACAAATATTAATGTTATTTAATCCAAGTTTAGAAATTCAAACCACAGACAATTATCTAGACTGGACTAGTTTAAGCGTTGTTAATTTAGATAGTATTAACTGGAGTTCAAGAAGTATTCCTCAAGGCACAGAAACAGAAATAGATGTATCAACTCTAACTTTTAGTACTCCGATATATATTTCGCCGCCTGCTAAAGTTAAACGCCTCGGTGTTATTACTGATGTTATTACTCAAATTTTTGAAGAAGCTCCGGTAGACGGACTTGATGCAGAAGCAAATATTAGAACTAAAATTTATGTCGCTCCTACTGGTGAATTATCTAGACAAGAAACTACTAAAGATTGGTATAATAATATATCTCTTGACACTGTTGCAACAGCTTATCGAAATATTGATATTTTAGTAATTAATAATACTGCTAAACTAGTTAAACGAGGAGTAGTAGGCGGAATTACTTGGCCAGAATTTTTAATAGCATTTCCTGAAAAACTACAACCCGGAATCACAGGCTTAAGACTTTCTAGAAATGATTGGCAATATGATGTGATCGGCAGACTAGCTATTAATCCTACTGACGAAACTGAAGCAATTGTTGATTGGGACGAAGATACATTGCCGTCTGATACAGTTATTACATCAGATTTAGGCAACAGAAGTAAAATTGACTATATTATTGACCCAACAAAATCAAATCCTCAACATCTGAGTCTTTCTAGCAATCCACGAATACTATTACTAGGACCAATAGGCAATGCTGTTAATACAGATGGCGCAGATGCTTGGAAAAACTTAGATAATACAGATTTTATAGCAAGTGAGAATGATATTGTAGAATGGGATGGTGCAAAATGGACAATAGTATTTGATGCAGACACTGACGCAAGTACATACGGAACTGTGTACACTACAAATCTTAATACCGGCGTGCAATATAAATTTGACAGAGGTGAATGGATTCTTTCGTTCGAAGGAGAATATCCAAACGGTGCTTGGAAACTAGACTTCTAATATAATTATATATATGAAGGAAAAAATTATTTGTAGTGGTGCTCTACTATATACACTCGATACTCAACGTTTTTTATTTTTACATCGATCAAACAGTAAACGCAGCAATGCCGTATGGGGACTTGTTGGCGGTGCAAACGAAGAATCTGAAACTCCGTGGGAAGGTTTACGTAGAGAAATAGACGAAGAAATAGGCAATGTAGAAATTAAAAAAACTATACCGTTAGAAACGTTTGTATCCAACGATACTAAGTTCAAATTTCATACATACTTGTGCTTAGTAAATAATGAATTTATTCCTAAACTTAATAACGAACACGACGGATATGCCTGGTGTAGTTTTGGAAAATGGCCAAAACCGTTACATTACGGTTTACAAAATACATTAAACAAAAAAGTTAATTTAAAAAAACTAGAAACTATATTTGAATTGATTAAATTACTTGACTAAATGGATAGTTTAGTGTATAATAATAGCATGAAAGTCTTAGTTATTGGCGATATAATCATCGACAGATATATTTATGGAACAAGCACACGTTTGAGTCCTGAGGCTCCTGTGCCTGTTGTAACATACCAGCATGAAGTTGAAACTAGGGGCGGCGCAGGTCTTGTATTTGAAAATCTTAGAAGTTTAGGTGTCGATGCTGAATTGTTTAAAACAGGCAGTACTAGTAGTGTTAAAACTAGAGTAATTTGCGATGGGCATTACATCACACGTATTGACGATGACAAATATGCAGACGGTGAAGTGGTTTTAGATATTATACGAGCAAACGATTTTTCACAATATGATTATGTAATACTAAGTGATTACAACAAAGGTGTATTAGACTGCTCGCTAGAAATTATTAAACATTTAAATACGTTTGGATGCAAAGTAATTGTTGATCCTAAAGAACACGCAAGTCATTATGAAGGTGCTTGGTTAGTAAAGCCTAACGAAAAAGAATTTCAAGAATACTTTATCAATTGGCATGGTAATATTATTACAACACGAGCAGGCAAAAGTGTAATTGCTAAGATAGACAATGAAGTTTATGAAGTAGATGTAGACACTGTTGAGGTTAATGATGTTACAGGCGCAGGGGACTGTTTCCTTGCAGCGTTTGTATACGGATTAACTAAAGGGTATTCTCATCAAAAATGTATAGAACTTGCAGTCAAAGGATCTAGAGAAAGTGTCCAACACACAGGCACATATACGCTTGCTGTAAGCGACTTAGAAGATCGAGTAGTGTTTACTAACGGAGTGTTTGATATACTGCACAAGGGTCATTTTGAGCTCTTAGCAGAAGCAAAAACACTCGGTGAGAAACTAATTGTAGGCATTAATAGTGATGCAAGTGTCAAACGTCTTAAAGGCGAAACACGCCCAATCAACAATCAAATGAAGCGCATTAGTCAATTAGAAATATTACCGTGGGTAGATCGAGTAGTTGTATTTGATGAAGATACTCCATACGAATTAATTAAAAAATTAAAGCCGCATTTAATTGTAAAAGGCGGTGATTACACAGTAGAAACAGTTGTTGGACACGATTTAGCAGATGTACATTTGGTGTCTACAGTCGAAGGTTATTCAACAACAAGCATTATAGAGGCAAGCAAATGAAAATTTTAATTACAGGTCATAAAGGATTTATTGGTCAAAATCTTACATTTTATTTACAACACGAACACGAACTTTTTGGATACGAATGGCAAGAAGAACATTTACCCGAAGTAGAAAACTTCGATTGGGTTATTCACACTGGTGCTATTAGTAGTACTACTGAAACCGATGTAGATAAAGTTATGCTACAAAATTACGAGTTTTCAAAGTGGCTAGTTAATCAATGTAATACAAAAGGCGTAAATTTTCAATATGCGTCGAGCGCAAGCGTGTATGGTACTAATACCGATTTTAACGAAGATGCACCTAAACAACCACAGTCGCCATATGCGTGGTCAAAATATTTATTTGATAGATGGCTATGGCAACAAAACCATAACGTTGTAATTCAAGGATTTAGATATTTTAACGTCTACGGACCACTAGAAGATCACAAAGGCAACATGATGAGCCCTGTAAGTAAATTTATTAAACAGGCATCGGAAACTGGAAAAATTGAGTTGTTCGAAGATAGCGATCAATATGTAAGAGACTTTATCTTTGTAGGTGATGTTTGTGAAGCACATAAACAGATGTTAGAAAATAAAAAACCAGGGCTATATAATATTGGAACTGGAAATACTACAAGTTTTCAAGAAATTGCTAATTTAATATCTAAAAAATATGATGCTAATATTAATTATATTCCAATGCCTGAGAAGTTAAAAGGGCAGTATCAAGAATATACTTGCGCAGACACAAAAAAATTAAGTACAGTAACAGATATTAAATTTGCAACAGTAGAGGAATATGTAAATGAATCAACCAACTAGAAAATCTGGTGTAGACCAAAAAGGATGGGGCTATGAAATGATCTGGGCCACTAACGACAAATACTGTGGCAAGATTATGGCGTTCACTCGTGAAGGTGCAATGACAAGTATGCATTTTCACAAAGAAAAAGACGAAACTTGGTTTGTAAACAATGGTAAATTTAAAGTTCGTTATATCGACACGTCTAATAGTGTAATGTATGAAAAAGATCTCAAAGAAGGTGATGTATGGCATAATCCCCCTTTACAACCTCATCAGTTAGTTTGTCTTACAAAAGAAGGTAGTGTTACAGAAGTAAGCACCGCTGATTCAGTTGAAGACAATTACAGAATTGGTCCAGGTGACAGTCAAGTTACTGATAACCATAACAAACTTGCATCACAGACATAATAACTTATTATTTTATTGCAGTAGGTAAAGATTCAGCAAAGGCCCAAAGGTTGTTAAACACTTGGGTCTTTTTCTTTAGTGGCCTATTAGAAAATGTATTTAATTTAGTTAATGTTTCGTTGCCGTGCCCTGATTTAACAAGTACCGGGCGTGATTTAGTTTTAATTGCACATTTAAGATCTGACATCTTATCGCCTACATAATATCCATTCTTAAACTTTACACCTAGTTCTTTTTCTGCTAATTTAAACATTCCAACATTAGGTTTAGCATAAATGTCTTCTTTAAGATTAGTAGTGCTATAATACAAACCATTGATCGATCTGCATCCGGCCTGACCTAACAAATCCATCATATGTTCATTTACTGCATCTACTTGTTCGGCTGTCATAATATTTTTCATAATGCCGGCTTGATTAGTAAGGATTACAACGTTATATCCTTTATCTCTTATCATAGCAACAGCTTCTAAACTTCCTGGTATTGGAATAAAGTCATTAGGGTTAGTTACATATGTGCCTAGATCTTTGTTTATAGTCCCGTCACGATCTAAACCAATTGTAGTTTGATACAGCATTTGTTAGTCCTTCTAAGTTAGTCGCTCTCTAAGTATTCTGCGCTGTAGAACAAATCTATTGTAATACTCTGTAGTCATCTTTTTATAGTAAGTGCCTTGTTCATCTAATACTTTACTAGCATCATCTATGTCTGTTATTCTTTGAATAAAAACTATTGTATAATCGTCGTCACAAGCAGACAGTAACCATACATCTTTATTCTGTACATTGAACGTACAATTTAAAGCGTCAACACCGCCATTAGTAACAAAGTAATGTCCGTACAATTCTTTGTTTGCTTCGGTTGCAACTACAATAACATCTAAGTCGTTGGTAAGATTATCGCTTTCAGTTGTTATTCTTGACCAAAAGTCGATTGGTGCTGCATTTGGCAGTTTAACAATTTTTAAACGATTGTTATCTAATACTGACTTAGCATATGGACACTTTTGTCCGTTAGGATCAATATATCGGCTGTTTAAACGCAGTATCCAGTTTTCTATCCAGGTTTCTAAATTGTCTAACGAACTTTTATTATGCATTGATTTACAAATTTTTAACTGTTATTAGTTTTCCGTGCTCCGGCAAGTACAAGAATTCTATATCACTACTATACAACGTTCTAACAGCATCGTCAAGTGTTTCTACAAGAGGTTCGCCACCTAAATTAAAACTTGTATTAAAGATAATCGGAACACCGGTTTTCTTATAAAACTCGTTAATTAGATCATAATAGTGCGGATTCTGCTCTCTAGTAACAGTTTGAATTCGACACGTACCGTCTACGTGAATAATACTTGGAATCTTTTCTGCTACGCCTTCTTGACAATTCATAGCATACATCATGTGAGGTGATTCTTCTAATCCACGCATGTCAAACCATTCGTGTGCGTGTTCTGCAAGAATTGACCCTGCAAACGGACGAAAGTATTCTCTACGCTTTACTTGGTTAACAAAGTCTTTACCATTAGGGTCTGTAGGGTCATACATGATACTTCTGTTACCCAATGCACGAGGTCCTGCTTCTGAGCCACCTTGAAATACTGTTACAATATTCTTATTTGTTATTAAATCGATAACGTCTGTATTAGTTACATTATCTTGTACTTCGCCTTCATACTTTTCTACTGCTTCGTTAATTTGAATATCAGTATACGTTGGTTTAGGACCTAAATATAATGTTTCGTCTTGGTGTACTCTGTCTGATACACCTTCTAGTGAATAATACCCCAATAGTGCCGCGCCGATTGCTGTTCCTGCATCAGAACTAATTGGTTCGACATATAAGTTAATTCCAAGATCTTTAAGTCTTTCAAGGTAAAAATAGTTTGCTACGCAGTTAAGTGCATATCCACCTGACAACACTACATTTTTATTTCCTGTTGTTTCAACTGCCTTTTCTATTAGTCTAGCAACTTGTTCTTGACTTTGTGTTTGTACTGCATATGCCATATCTCGTCTGTTTTGATGTTTAGTAATATCCGGTTCTGTTGAAGACATGTCAGTATCTAAATATTCGTATCTGCCTTCGTTAACTAGTGCGCCATTAGGATACGTAGGCACAATTATGTTCCTATCACTAGTTGTCCAAGAACCTCCATTACCGTCAGTGTATATTGGTGGGATAGCATCGTTAGGTTTACCATAAGGAAACAGTCCCATAGTCTTGCCTGCTTCGATAGGTTGCCAACCACAGTACTGTGTTACAGCTTCGTATGCCTTTGTAATACCTGCAGTATCGTCAAGTATTAGCTCATAAGTGCCGTCTTCCATTTCTCTTTCTGCATCTTGATCCGGAATTCTAGCACTTACAAACGGTCCGCGACCGCCTAAATGCTTGTACACTGTATTGATTTCTGCAGGGTATTCGCAGTTAAAAATAGATTCTAGTTCCCATACAGTTTCGTCTGCGCCGCCGATACTTAAATTAATAAATGTGCCTGCGCCGTCGACAATTACAGAAGTTGCACTATCAAACCCAGAACGATAAAATGCACAAGCTGCGTGTAATTTATGATGAACTGTGCTTAAATCAATAACTTGTGGATGATTATAAATGTCAGCATTACGTTCAATTAAACCTAGTTTTCTAGCAAGACCAGTGTACACATCGTCGCCAGTAAAGTCTATGCGGCCAGCTGTGCCTTCTAAAGTCTGTGTATGCGCTATCATTAGATAATCTATTTTATCTGTATAATCAAGAATTTTAACCATAGAAGCAAGTGGTCCGCCGTCGTATTTGTGTCTACTAATACGCTCTTCTTCTATAGCAAATACAATTTTACCATCTTTAAGTAAACATACACCCGAGTTATGTCCTCGTGTAATTGCTGCTATCCAGCCTGTTTTTTTAGTTTTCATTGATAATCCTACTTGAGTAATAGTTTAGCTGTAGATGGCTTTGTAGCTTTATGCAAGTTTTTAATTTCTTCGATCACAAAGTCTTCAATCTCAGAAGTCATGTACATAAGACGTTCATTTGCTCGGTCAACTGATTCGTCTTGTACAATTCGAATTGGCGAATATTGTCTAGCACCTTCTCCTAAATCAATAACTTTAAATCTGTCAGTTTCCGGATATGACACGTTAATGGGATAAGTTGATCCTAAAATTGAAACTGTAGGAACACCTAGCGAATGCGATATATGCTGACCTACACTATCGCATCCAAGAAATAAATCTGCTCCAGCAATTATTGCAGCCCAGTCTCTCAACGTTGCTCCTTCTGGTTGAGCAATATCTTCTTGCAATTCTGTTTGTTTAGTATCTATTTTTAATTCGCTCATTATTACGATGCCCCAATTGTCATCTTGTAATTTCTTAATTAAATTAATAACCGAATCATGTTCAACACTTCTTCCTGACGGATCAGATAGTATTCCGTTATGATCACCGATTCCTCTTCCAAACGGTTGAAATACAGCAACTTTATCTTTCTTTAGACCTTGCTTAACTTCGTTAATTACACTTCTGCCTGATAATTCTTCTTCTCTAGAAAGGACTATTTTTGGTAATGGTAACTCTCTAACAGATGCATTGTTTATTTCAATGTCAAACGCTTGTGCAAGGCTACATTCTTGATTAAAGTATTCCCATACACGATATGGTTCAGGACTTACTAAGTCCATGTGTTTAAGTTTATCTTGGAATATGTTTTTCTGCCACGCATCATATGCTTTAGCATCTAATAAAGGATGACCTTTATAAAACTCAGTTCCGCCTTCGCAGACAATAATAAAGTCTTTGTCGCCTGATTCCTCAGCGTATTTTTCAAATGCAGGAATAGAACAAATAACTCTTCCTGCTCCGCCATTCATAAAGAATGCTTTTGATCGTGTTGTGCTCATTAAAAAGTCCTATAAATTAATATTGCTACTAATATTTATAGGACCTTTTGTTTTGTATTCTCAAATATGAATAGTATTAAGTTGGTGGATTTAACTCGAGTATCGGAAACTCAATTTTCCAATGTTTAATAGACCCGTCATAGGTATCTCTTAGTGTAGTTAATTCAGTTTTATAAGCATTTACTAATCCCATATCTGATTCGTCAAATAAACCATCGTCGATGTCATCTTGAACAGACTCTATAGCATCGTTAATACTTTGTATAAATTCTTCATCATCGATATCATTAATGTCATACACCCACTCAAAGTTTTTTGTCTCTAAATCAAACGTCATGTTTTTAATATCGTATATATCGTCTAATGTAGGATCATCCGAATATTCATACGTGTATTCATCGCCGTTTGGCAATGTTTCTGTGTAATCCGGAATTGATACTTTACTCATAGTAGGCATAAACACACAATGCGGGAAAATACTATCTTGTGCATCTAATTCTACAATTACTCTACATTCGTCTATTGTTCTACGTTCTTCTGCTGCTTCAGGTTCAGGTTCGTCTGACCAATGTACCGGAGCCATTACACACTCTTCATGTGTACAATATTCTATATAAAGGTATCTCGGTCCTTCATATGTGACTGTTGCTTGTCTTTTTTCTGTTGCAGTCGATACTAACGGTTCGTCGTTTATATAAAATGTAACTTGCTTTCTCATTGTTTTATCCTTTTAATACTTTTGTATTTAACTATAAAATGTTATTTTAACTGCGCCATGCCCGCCACGTAGACCATTTGATCTAACACCAGCACACGGTTGTCCGCTAGTGCCTGGAACACCTACTGCACCGTAAATGCAGCCCATGTGTTCGTAACATCCGCAAGGCGACCAACTTTGCCAGCATCTCCAATGACTATTGTGGTACTGTTTTGCTAATGCTGATAATGCAATATTCATTTCGGCATATCCGTTTGATGCTTGATACTGTGACGTCGGAAACCAATTTCTTTGGTATTGTAGACATGTAACACTGTCTGATGAAAATATACCTGCCGATATTGCTATAGTTTGATCGTGATTGTTTTTACAAATTTGATTGCAACAACACCAGTTTCTTGAACACGAAATGCCGCCTGATATATTAACGTCTCCAGAACTTGCTGGAGCAGGAACCGAACTAAACGGTCCTCTTCTATTACATACGATACCACAATATGTACCGATTGCTGAACTACAGAACTGACAACGACATGCTAGGCAACGGAATTGTGAAGTACTGGTTGTACATTGTGTAAATCCGGCATATCCTGCTTCTGATCTTGCACAGCCATTGTTACCTGAGTTAAACGCACATGCTACTGAACAATTCCCACGGCCGCCGCAACAAAGATTGGTTGTTTGTGTTGCACACCCTGCCCAGCCACATATGTAAGTTCCGCTACATACTCGAATGTACTTTTTACTATATGCACCTGAGTTACCCGGGATACCGGATTGCGAACAGCAACACATTCTGCCGCCGCCGCCTGAAGATCCCCATACTTCTAGTACAGCGCATCCTGTGCCTGGAGAATTCCAACAATACTGACACACGCCGCCGTCGGTTCTAGTTTGCGTATAGTAAAATACTGTACCTCTAGCGCCCTTATCAGCTCCGCGCTTTACATCTCTGTTTCTTTCTTTAATTAATGTACTTAAATTTGCCATTATACTGTTTTCTTCCTATGAATAGAACGTTATCTTAATTGCACCGTGGCCACCGCGGACACCCATTGATCTTACGCCTGCACAGCCAACACCGCTTGTTCCTGGCACACCCGGTGATCCAAAGTAACAACCCGACATATCATAACAGCCACACTCTCTTGAACCTTGCCAACAAAAGTCCATTCCTGGCATTGTGTTACCTAGTCCAGCGTATGCAATTTCTAATTCTTTTCTACCTGTCGATCCGCCGTTTCCGTTGTTTGTCGGTGCTTGGTTGCGTGAGAATTGTAAACAAGTTGGGCCTTCTGCAGAGTGTATGCCAGGCGCAATTGATACATTATGTTCTACACCACAAAGCTGATAGCCTCTACAGCAACACCAATACCTAGTACACGACCAACCGCCACATAAGTTTACATCACCAGATGATCCATTTGCAGGTACAGCACCGTTTGGACCTCTATAGTTACAAACAATACCACAACCGTTGGAGTTTTCGCTTGCACAAAAGCAATTGCATCTTAAACAACAATACGGTGTACCACTAGTAATACATCTAGTGTATCCGCCATACCCTGCTTCTGATCTTGCACAACCATTATTACCCGAATTAAACACACATGCTACTGAGCAATTTCCCCTGCCTGAATAACAAAGTGACATAGCAGGAGTAGCGCATCCTGCCCAACCACAGATGTAAGTTCCGCTACATACTCGAATGTACTTTTTACTGTAGCCAGGAGCATTGCCTGGCAATCCTGCCATAGTACAACAACATTGACGGCCGCCTGATCCTGCTGCTCCCCAAACTTCTAGTACAATACAACCTGTTCCTGGAGACTTATAACAAAACTGGCATTTACCGCTTTGAGTATCAAGAAAGGTGTAATAAAATACATTGCCGCCTGAAAGTGTTTCAACTGACTGTAACTTTTTATTAGCCCTATCATTTAATAATTTTTGTAAACTTGCCATATTTAATTATTTTCCTTAGTTATAGAATGTTACTTTAATTGCGCCGTGGCCGCCACGTGTTGGGTTAGCTCTAACGCCGCCGCATGGTATACCGCCTAATCCTGGTACTCCTGCACCATTATAGTAACACGATACAAATTCGTAGCAAGCACATTCTCTATTGCCGCTTGACCAGCAAGGATAAAACTGAGGTAGTGTTTTACTTAATGCTCTTACACCTAATTGTGCTGTCATACGTCCTGAATGCGTAGCACAGGTACACCACAACATAGGAGCTGAAGTATTTTTAACTCTTATGCAAGGTGAACATTCTTGACCATGTGTTCCTGGAGATAATGCTAGTGTGTATTCGTAACCACACGATCTACAGTTATAACACGTACAGAACCTAGTACAAGAAATGCCGCCTTCGATGTTTAGATCTCCGCTGGATGCAGCAGCAAAGGTAGCACGGACGCCGCCGTATTTATTACATACAATACCACAATATGTACCAATTGCTGTACTGCAATATTGGCATTGACACGCTAGGCAACGGAATTGTGAAGTACTAGTTGTGCATCTACTAAAGCCGCCGTATCCTGCTTCTGCTCTTGCACATCCATTATTACCTGAGTTAAACACACATGCTACTGAGCAATTTCCTCGTCCGCCATAGCACAAGCTAGTAGGCTGCACAGAGCAACCTGCCCAACCACATACATAACTTCCGCTACATACACGAACAAACTTTCTACTGTATGCACCTGGATTTCCTGGAACGCCCGGACCGGCACAGCAACACATTCTGCCACCTCCGCCTGAAGATCCCCATACTTCTACAACGGCACATCCGCTGCCTGGTGATTTCCAACAGAACTGACAGCGACCAGTTGCAGTATCTGTATGAGTGAAGAAGTAAGTGCGTCCGCCTTTGATGTCTTCTTCACCGCGATTAAATACTTGTGCTCTATCGTTTAGTAATGTTGATAAGTTAGCCATTAGTTTCCCTTATTAGCTCATGAAGACCTTCCAGTCTCCGCCTCTGTATATAAATTCTACTTTAGATTTTGCAACGTTTAATACTAAGTTGTCTGCTACACCATTAATCGTTCTGCCATTTCTTGCAACAGTACAATTGTATGCACCAAAATCAAGACCGTCTGCAATAACAATTGTTCTACCGTCAGTACCAGTAACTGGTAACGTAACAGTCATTGTACCGCCTCGTGATATAATGTACTTAGCGTCAGCGTCGGGTGCTGTAAAGCTTGATGTTCTGTTGTTATAACCGATAATACCTTGCGATCCGCCATTAGCAACAATTGCGCCGCCAAAGAATGCTCGTTTAGCACAACTAATACCGCCTTCTACACGTAATGCACCTGTATCACCACTACTGTCAGTTGCATCTGTTGTATTTGTAACGTCTACTCGACTGCTTACATTAACAACACTAAAGCTTGAAGTTCCAGTTGATGTTACGTTACCGCTTAGGTTGCCGCTTACGTTACCTGATAAGCTACCATAGAAGCCGCCTCCGGAATATACACGTTTAGCAATACTAGCACCACCTTCACAACGTAGTATACCTGTATCGCCTGTAGTATTAGTAGCGTCAGTAGTACCGGTTATATCAAGAACACTTGTAAATGTAACTGTACTGTTTGCTTGTAATGATGTAAATCTACCTGTACTTCTAGTAGTAGAACCGATTGACATGTTGTTAATTGATCCGCCACCGGCTGGCGATAGTGTAACTGTACCTGAGCCTGTTGGACTCAGTGTTACGTTAGCACCTGGACTTAGTGTAACTGTTGAGTTAGCAGTAAGTGTAGTAAATGCACCTGTGCTTCTTGATACGTTACCAATTGCGCCAACAAATCCGCCTCCGGAATATACTCGTTTAGCAATACTTGCTCCGCCTTCTACTCTTAAAATACCTGTATCGCCAGTTGCGTTAGTAGCTTCTGTTGTACCTGAAATATCAACTGTTGAGTTTGCGTTTAGTGTTGTAAATGCACCTGAACTGCGTGTTGAGCTACCAATTGCAGTATTTTGAATACTGCCTGCGTGTAGTGCTCCTGCTATACCAACACCACCTGCTACAACTAGTGTACCAGTTGTAGTGTTAGTTGATGCTACATTTTTAGTAAACGCTACATCGCCATTTGCGCCTAAATTAGTAAATAATGCTGTACTACGAGAAGAACTACCAATTGGAGTACCTTGTAAACTTCCTGCATAAACTGCACCACTAATACCGGCGCCGCCTGTAACAATAATAGTACCACTTGTAGTGCTTGTACTAGTAGCATTAGCTGTAAATGTAGCCGAGCCGCCTGCTGTTATTGAAGTAAATGCGCCTGTACTTGGATTTGACGCACCGATACTCATATTAGTAATGCCACCAAGTGTGTCAGAACTAATATTTAAAGTTCCGCCAGCGCCAATAGTAACATTGCCAGCTGGATCGATAGTTACTGAAGAACTAGAGCCTGTTGGACTAATGTTAACTGTTTGATTATTTGCTGTGAAGTTAATGTTACCCGGAAAGCTTGTTGCCTTGCCGGCTTCACCTAAGCTTACTGAGCCCGATGCAGATGCTAGTGTTAAATCGCCTGTAGGACGGATAGTTGCCTGTGCCCCTGGTTGAATTGAGACGGAGGATTGAGGACTAATGTCAACTATGCCTGTTCCTGTTGGTTTAATTTCTACATTATTGTCTAACGGATTTAATTCAACTTTACCATTTGCATCTAATAAATCATTAAACGTAACAGGAAGTTCAAATACAGTAGGACCAGATAATGCTGCTGTTAATACATAGTTAGTACCATCTGATGTAATAGTGTAAGTGGAGTTAGTTGGAATATCAATTTGATTCCCTAACGGTACTGGAACACCATTACCTGTAATTATTCCTGCTGCTGTTGCAATAGTAACAGAGCCGTCTGTTGCGTTGTAAAATGTTTGTCTGCTACCAGGGAAAAACACCGGACTTACCATCGTTACAGTATAACCACTAGTACCAGTTAAGGAAATAATTCCTCCAGTAAAAGCATAGGTAAATGTAGTTTCTTCTGTTATCACCAGTGTTTGCGGTGCTGTATTATAACGTGCCATTCTTTATTTCCCCTGTCAATTACGTTGTTGATGTTTCAATGCCGTACACTGTAACACCTACACTACCTTGATTAGCTCTTGCTACTATATTTAGTCCGCCTTGCATAACTAACCCTGTACGTTCAAACACACCGTTTGGAATAATTACAGTTTCATATTCTATAAATTCCTCCGGGTTTGGTGTTGACGTTGTTGCCATTGCTAATCTAAGTGTAATAGCGGTAGCATTTCTGTTTGTAATAGACACATTTGCTACTGCATATGTGCCCACAGGAACGGTGTACACAGTTGTATCTGTGTTCGCCGTTAAGTCCTGTACTCCTAATCTTCCTGTTGCCATTTTGTTGTTTTCTCCGTCGTTATCTGCTTAAAAAGTATCCAAGTGCTACCGGCGCACCGTCGACACCACCTGTAAAGTTCATCTTCGCTTTAATATTTAGCTGTCCGCCGCTTGTTGTTGTTATTTCATCGTTTGCAATGAATACCGTACCTGCGGTTAGTGTGTTAACGTTCAAACTACTCTGACCACCACCAATCTGTGCTGTAATGTAACTCTTAATTGCACGTTGTGTTGGAACAATGCTATCACTGTTTTCAGTAAAGAATGGATCTGTACTAAACTGTGTAACAATTGCCGATCCAATGCCTAGTCCTAAACCGTTAATTTGTAGTGACTGTAGTCCTGCTAAGTTAAATGCATCTGCATCTAGTGTCGCAGTACCTGTCGACTGTTGTACACCAAACAATCCGCCAACATTAAAGTTACCGTCTTGGTCAGTACTTGTGTAGAACACTCGTCCGCCGCCACTACTTAATTGCTGTGATTCAATGTAAGATGTTGTAATATCCACAAATGGATAGTTTGTTTGAGCTTTGTTACCAGTACCAATGTACAAGAAGTCATGTCCTGTTAGACGTACTTGCGAGTACTTGTTAGTAGTAGTAATTAACGTACCATCTTTCGGTGCTTTTAGTACATCCAATCCTGGACTGATCTGTAATGTAGCAGTGTAGCTACCTTCTTGACCAATAACATTACTAATTGTAACCAATTTGTAGTACGAATCTGGAATGTTTGCAAACTCAACGTTTGAACCAGGTTCTGGTAGTTCAAACAAGTTACGTACTGCAATAAACGTACTTGGCTGATACAAATCAGCATTACCGTCACCACCTAGTTCTGCTGTAGCACTTGTGTATCCAGTACCTCTATTAGTAAACGTTGGCTGTCCTAGCACACCGTTTCTAATTCTTGGGTTAATGTTAGCATCAACAGTTGCGCTCGGATCAGTAACAGTAACTAGTGGTCCTGCTTGGAATGTTGATCCAATCATGTCAGGACCTAGAATAGATTCAACACTGTAGCTTGCTCCGCCACTTAGTAAGCTTACTTCAATTGTGTCACCAGTTACGTCTGATACGTAGTAAAGTATTTCACTATTAAGTGCTGCTGTAACTAAGTCTGTACCATCAAACGTAATTGGTTGACCAACATACATGTTGTCTGTTGAATCAAGTTCAATAGTGTTAGGCGCTGTAACAGAAACTATACTACCAACTGGGTAACCCGAACCTGGTTCAAGTAGTGTAGTAGCAATTAGTGTTCCGTCTTCTGCATAACATCTACCAATTGCCTTAGCACCTGTCTTGATCTTATTAGCTGTTGTATTAGCATCGCTTGTTAGTATTACCCAGGTCGGAACACTATTTGGGTTACCAAAGATTGGTGTTGACCAGCTTGCTGTTCCACTTAGTAATTCTTCTGTCCAAGTTACACCATCTGCACTAATTGCACAACTTGCTACGCCGTCGCATACTGCTAAGAACATGCCTTGTCCGTATGCTACTCTAGTCCATCCAGTCGTACTAATGTTGTTAAGCGTATTGCCTACAGTAAACCAGTTAGCACCAAAGTCATAGCTAATTGCATATTCGCCTATTGTCGATATTGCAACAAAACGTCCGTTACCCCAAGCAAGGCTTGTCCAGGTGCCTGATGCACTTGGCATGTTACCACCTTCTGTCCAAATAATACCGTTAATACTAACAGCAGTGTAACCGTCAGTATTGATTGCAACAAAACGTCCTGCGCCGTATCTAACAGCGCTAAATGTGCCGCTAGCTGGAGTAGTAATTGTACGCGATGTCCAAGTATTACCGTTTGTAGAAGATTGCGCCCCTCCGGCTCCGCCAGTGCCGCCTACAGCAACAAATGTGCCTTCACCATATGTAATGCCCGCATAATGCGATGCAGTAAACGGATTGCCTGCTGTCCAGTTAGCGTTTGCTGCACTAGTAGTTGCTAAGTATGCATTAGTAGTTGTACCATTTGCAACAGCTATCCATTTAGCATCTGCATCAACAATTTCAACGGTCGGTGTAGTTGTGTATCCTTCACCAAACAATGGGTTATCATCTTCGTCTGTGTCGATTAAGATGCTTGTAATGCCTTTGTTTTCAGTTGTTGCAATAACAGTTGCTTGTGTGCTTGCGCCACCGCCGCTAATAGTAACAGTTGGTGGAGACTCGTATCCACTACCTCTTGTTTCAATAACTACTTCTGTTAGCTTATCTGTTGCAGCAGTAACAGTTGGTGCTTGTGCGTAACCTGCACCAGTACTTGTAATAATGATGTTTTGTATAGCACCATCTTTAACTGTTGCTACGGCTGTAGCACCACCGCCACCTAGTGTTGCTGTAAACACAATAGTCGGAGGTGTAGTATAACCTGTGCCGCCTTGGACTACATTTACTTTTGCAATCTGTGTAGGTCCTGGTAAACCGATGCTGTTTAGTTCGCCTAGTTCTGCTTCAAGTACTGCACCCGAGCCGCCTAGTCCGCCAACAACTGCTCTTGCAGTTGCGCCTTGGCCGCCGCCGAATGTTACATCACTCCAGTTAGCACTTGCTGGTAATGCACCGCCTGTAGTCCAAGTTGTACCATCTAACGAGTAGTTAGTAGATGCTCCAGCGCCGCCATCAATAGCAATAAATCTATTATCAGCATAGATACCTGGACCAAAATCAATTGCATCAGCAGTTGAAATACTTGCTGCTGTAAATCCAGGTTTCGCATAAGTAATTGCAGGCTCAACAGTATAACCAGTTGTTAAGTCTAGCGAATTTTCTGCAACTTTACCTGCAATAACATTGTCAAATCCTGCTGCATAAAGTGTTACATTTTGCCCACTAGTATTAGTTAGTGTAATATCAGTGCCACCTACTTCGTCACTTACTGTAAAGGTATTACCTGAAACAATTGCAGTTACATAGTAAACATCACTTGGACTATCACCTCTGTCTAATCCGCCAATTGCTTCATCAAAATAAACTGGCATATCAACATAAAGTGTTGTAGTATCTGCAACTGTAATTACATTGCCAGTTGCACTAGTTGCTGTAGCAGTTAGGTTGTCAAAACTTGGTTTGTAAACAGTACAGTTCTTAGTACCGTTATTGAAGTTAATAACGTTACCATATTGTCCAACGCCTGTACCTGCTGTAACTTGTACTCTCATACCGTTGTATGCATCACCTAGTGCAAAATCAGTTGCAGCTAGAGTAATATGCACTGGGCTACCGCCTTGTGCAACGTTCTGTGCAATAACATAATCTTCGCCACCTACCGTAGTACCGTTGTCAACGTCAATAATACGAGATTCAACAAGTGCCTGGTCGCGGAATTCATCGGCGACAGTTGCTGCGTTAAATCCTGTACCACTAATTGCGTACTGTGCATTAGTGTATCCAGTACCTGCGTTACTAAATTCCATTGCTAGAACTTCTTGTTCGCCGTCTGTCTGAATACCGTATACTAGTGCGTTTTGTGACAAGTTGTCTACATCTGCAACAATTGGTTGTTCACCTAAGTCAGTACCTTCAGCAATAACACCAAATGTACCATAAGAACTGTTACCGTTTGTAGCACGAATACGTCCACCTAAGTCTGCGATATAACCTGCATAGTTGTAGTATGCGAACACTGATACAAGCTCTGTTAGTGAGTTGTTACCACTACACCATACACCAATACCGTCACTTAGAATCTGTGTAAAGTCATTTGATACAACAGATCTGTTTCCGCCTGCGTGTAGAGCACCGTCAATCTTGTTACCAACACATCCAACACCAAATGTTGACACATTTTGTACATAACATGATTTGTTAGTTACCCAAGCTTCTGTATCCCAAGGACCAAAACCTGGATCAAGTGATACATATGCTCCGCCTGTTGGACGTCTTGTACCAAACTCATTCTTTTCTGACAAGTTGCCAAGTAATCCGTTAAATGTCATGTTACGTGCGCCTGTTGCGTTACGTACATAGAACATATCTGAATACTGAGATCCGTCAACTGCATTAACATATAGTCTTGCAGCTCTCAATGAGTGATAATTGCCTGGATACTGTAAGTCATATACAATAGCGTCAATATATGCTGCCATATCACGTTTACAAGCCGTTTCGTCAAAGTCGTAACTTGCAGTCATTGTCCCTGTCCCACCTGCAAATGTGTTAATACTTTCTCCGCCAGGCGTGTCAGTAAGCTCAACATCTGTAGTAGAAGTAACTGTCGACACATAATACGTAGTACCTGCTACAATTCCTCCAAATACTGTTCCTGAGAACACAATTGGATCATCGAGTTGCAAGTTATGTGCACTAGTAAACGATGCAGTAGCCGGTGATCCGTTTAAGCTTGTAACAGTTCCACCGAAGGTTGCCTTAATCCAAGCTGTTGCTTCGCTACCTAAGAAATCTTTGTTAGCTTTAAGTGCATCAACTGCATTAATTGTTTCTCTGTCGTTAAAGTATGTAACAGTACCATGGAACTCTGGTGTTACGTTAGCACCTTGTTCTGTAATGTTAATTACAATGTCCATTAAGTTGTTAATGCGTACTTTTGCTTGACTATTATCGTTTCTGCCACCGTAGTTTGTAGATGCACCTTCACCTGTAACATATGTTGTTATAAAGTTTTTAAGTTCTCTGTATGCTTGTACTGTTGCTAAACGCTGATCTTTGATAACTACATCGGCTTGTGCTCCGCGGTAGTATGCTAGAGCAGCGACAGTTGTTAAGTAGTTGGAGTTTAGCATCATATCTTTGCCTACTGCATCAATAATCAGCCCAACATCTCTTTCACATTTAGCTTGATTGTATACAAGTGTTGGGAATTTTGTAGCAATATAATCAGTAACAGCTTCTTGCATAGCAGCTTTAGAACCTTGAATGTTAGTAAACTGCTGTTTAAAGTTTGCTGTTACATTTGTTAGATCCGGTGTTGCAATACTTTCCCAAATAAGTTCTGTTCCGGTTACATCCTCAAATGGTGCAATTGGGCCACCGAAATATGTTGATAAAGTAAATGATGTAGTAGTTGGAACTGTTTTAACAATATATAATATTTCGTCTGCTATAACTTCAGACCCTATTACTAAACCATGTGCAGTGCTTGTTGTAATTACATTTGATGCAATATCGGTTACAGTTATTTGTGACCTACGTATAACAGCTTCTGCGCTTAGTCTATTGTACAGATTTGTCATTAATTCTTCAACACGGCTCACAGTGCCGGCATCTCCGATTATCTGCATATCATCTCTAAGTTTTGGAGCTATTTTTGTTTGTAGTGATCCTGGGCTATCAATAGTGTTTGCTGCTAATGACATTGCAATAAATTTAACGTGGTCGTATGCTCCTAGAGTTGCTTGCAATTCATTATCACCAATTTGTAAAGTATTTCCACTGTAGTAGTATTCAACTGCCTTTGTTGTTGCATATTCTCCGCCAAAGGTTAAGTCATAACGCAATGCATCAATAATATAACCAGTGTCTCTTCTGCACTTATCTTTATTGTAAACAACTTCTGGATAATTTAGTGTAATAAATTCTATTGCTTCTTCTGCAATATATTCTTTATTTTCCCAAATAGTCGATGCACCTACAATAACTGGATTACTTTCGAAGTTATTATCAACCCATTTCAGTGTAGGTAGTGCGCCGCCGTCGATGTAACTAGTAATATCAGTTACAAGCTGTTTAAATGCTTCGTTAGGAGCAGTTAGTGCAATACGTCTTACTTTCTCAGCCAAGAAGTTCATAGCGCCAATAGTTGCTGATTTTTCAAAACGTAGTGTCTTAAGTGCTGAAGGAATAGCTCTGTAATATGCCATGCCTGCTTTAGTTGTTGCAAAGTTTGATCCAGTGACAATATCACGTGCAAGTGCGTCAACAATTAATCCTACATCTCTGCGACAAGTTGCTTGGTTGTAGCTGAGATCTTGATGATACTTTTCTACCCAGAACACAACATCTTCTACAATTTCATCTTTACGATCAACAAATCTTTCGTATGCTGTTGTAAATTCTTTTAACTGCCATGCTGTTGCTACTTCAATTGTATCATTAGGAGCAGCAGTGTTGATGTAGTCTGTAATGTCGTCAATTCTGTCTTCAGCAAATTCAATCGATGCTGCGTTACCTGCTGTACCTGACGTATCTTGTGTTTCAGTTACACCAGGGCTAGTTGTTACTGATGTTTCTGCAATAATTTCAGAAACGATTTCTTTCAGCCTTGCATATGCTGCAAGAGTTGCTTGTAGTTCATTGTTTTGAATAGTTAGTACAAAGTTTGAGTAGTATGCACTACCTGCAACTAGTGACTGTGTATTACCGCCGTATGTTAAATCGTAACGTAGAGCGTCAACAATAAATTGTGCATCACGAATACAACGTTCTTGTGCACCTAGTGATAAGTTTGTCCAAATACTGCTGTAACCGTTAGTCGGGTCTACTAGCCATTGTTGCAATTCATCTGATATAAAGTCTCTGTTTGCTAACAGCTGAGCTGCTGCATCAGCATATGTGCTAGTGTCGCCAGTTGTGTTTGATGTAGTTGCATATGCAGTATCTACTAATGCATCTGTGTTGTGTCCAAGAGGTCCTGGGAATTTAATCGGAGGTACTGAATTTAATCCGTTTTGGATAATAGTTGTCATATCCTTAACTAAATCAAATGCTTCGTTAGCAGCATTTGCTTGACCAATAGTTGTGTCAACATCAATAGTTAATTCTTTTAACGATTCTTGTACAAAGTCTACAGTATCAAGTGTTGGTCCTAACTGATCAGCTAGTACAACATCAGTAGAAGCAATGCCTCTGCGGTACGATTCGCCTGCTTTAATACTACGGAAGTTACTATTAAAAATAGTATCAAACGCAATAGCATCAATCATGTAGCCTACATCACGTGAACACTTGTCTTCATCGTAAGTTAGTGCAGGATGTAGTTTGTTGATGTAATCAATAGCGCTTGCTTGTATTAAGCTTCTTCTATCATCAATAACACCTTTAAGTTCTTGCAGTCCGCTATCAACCCAAGCAATCGAAGGATCAATTAGTGCAGGAAGGATGCCAGTATCGACTGTGTTTTTAACTTCAGTAATACGGTCTACAGCAAATGCTGCTGCGCCTGCACTACCTGCTGTGCCGCTAGTGTCTTGTGCTGTAACGTTTCCTGCACTTGGAGTAATACTAACAGCAGTTGCAATGTCATCAATGATAGCAATAATTCTATCTTGTACTGCAAGTAGTGCTGTTTTTTGATTGCTTGGTTCTACAAATACGTCATCGACATAGTAAGAACGTGCTGCAACGATTGTTTCCAAGTTACCACGATAAGTTAAATCATATTCTAATGCATCTACAAGATATCCCATATCACGAGTACATTTAGCTTGATCGCCTGCGCTTAAACTTGTCCACAAACTGTTGTAGTTTGTGTTCATAAACGCTTCAACTTCGTCTTTAATAAACTCTTTGTTAGCAACTACTAGTCTACGTGCATTAAAGAACCCAGTATCGTAACCTGCTGGATCTGTAATAACAGTTGCAGGAGCATTGTTGTTAACTACAATATCTTTAATAGTAGAAATATTTGTTCCAATAGCAGTAGTACGAGAAGTAATATCTCTGATTTCTCTTCTTAAGTGATCTACTGCGCCTAGTGTAGCTTCTAGCTGTTCTCCAATTACAACTTCTGCAGAACTAATTGCTCTGCGATACGCCATTCCTGATTTAGTACCGTTGTATGTGCTGTTAAACAGCATGTCGTACTCAAGTCCGTCAATAATGTAACCTGTGTCTCGTGAGCACTTAGTATGATCGTATACAAATCCGCTGTACGTATCTGTAATGTGTTGAAGCACTGCTGGTACAACAGTTGTATCGTCGATTACAGCGTTTGCATCAGTTTGGATTGGTGCAGTTGCCCAAGTAATATCAGGATAAGTAGTTGCTGGTAGTGCAACAACATCGCCTGCATTAACAACATCTGCAATAATTTGACATAATGTAGCTACTTCTGCTTCTTCTGTTGCACCTGTCATATAAGTTGCTGCAATTGTTGCAACTTCTTCTAATATTGCTGCATATGTTTCGTAATAAGGAGTAGGTAGCTTAGATATATATTCGTTAAAGAACAGTTCTGTTGCTTTAATTGTAGCACTGTTGCCGCCGTACTGTACATCGTACGATAGTGCATCGACTATGTAGCCAAGTTCTAATCCTAATGCAGTTTCGTTGTATGGTAAAGATGCATAATTAGCATCAATCCAAGTAACTGTATCTGCAATAATGCTTGCTCTATTTGTTTGTAATTCTGTGCGAGCAGTCGTTTTTAATGCAACACCCGGATCACCCCAAGTAAGAGCGTTAGGAGTGTTGTTTTCAATAATATCAAGCACTTCGTCCCAATAAGCATCACTTCTAGCAATTGCTGTTGAATCGCTCACTAATGCTGCAACTAAAGTTTTTTGCTCTGCAATTGCACCTAGTGTTTCTGTTAATTGATCTTCTAGAACCTTTTCGCCTGCGCCTCTGCGGTATGATACGCCATTACGAACAGCGTTAAAGTTTGTTGCTAATGCAACATCGTAAGCTGCGCCTTCTTGTAAAATTCCAGAATCTCTACGACACTTAGCACTGTCGTACACAAATTTACCATAGTTACTATTAATAAAGTCAATTACAGAATTTTGTAAAGTTGTCTTTGCACTTGTAACGTCCGATGCAACCGTTGTTAACACACTTGATACCCAAGTTGTATCTGGAGCTACCGGTGTTGGCAATGTACCGTCTGTGTCAATAGTATCAAAAATTTCTTGGATACGAGTATCTGCGAATGTTTCTGCTGCTGCGCTGCCGGCTGTTCCTTCTACATCCTGTGTTTCTGCATTACCAGTTGTTGGAGTAATTGCTGTTTCGGTAATTACATCACCGACAATTGATTTCAAGTGTGTGTAAGTTGCAAGAGTTTCTTCTTTCTTGCCTGTGCCATACACTGGATTACCGTTAACAAAGTAACTTCTTGCCGCAACAGTAGTTTGGAAGTTGCCGCCGTATGTTAAATCGTAACGTAGTGCGTTTAGAATGTAACGTGTATCTCTTTCGCAGTTTGCAGTATCAAACGTAAAGTCTGCCGCAAATGGTGCAATTACACCGTCTACTTGTGCTTGTATCCAAGCAGTTTGCTCTGCAATAATAAAGTCAATATTAGCTTCAATTTGTGCAATTGCATTAGCAAAGCCGCTATCACTAGCATTGTTTGATCCGCTAGTTGGAGTGTCGCCTACAGTAGGTAATAATGCAACATTATCTAAACCATTTTCTAGAATGTCTAGCGTAGTTGTAACTGATGTATCTACACGTTGAGTAGACGTAGTAGCGCCGCCGTATCCGTTCAAATAACGCTGCGAAGCAGTGTTTCCTGATGTTGGTGCAATTGTAATGTTTTGAATTAGCTTTTCAGAAACATCTTTAATTCTATTCAGTGCGCTAGTTGTTTTATTTTTGTCAGTTGCAAGTTTTGCAATAGCAGGTTGTGGTTGAATAACTGATGTACGTAATTCGTCACCAACAATAGCAGTATATTCTGGAATAATAATTGGAAGAATTTCGTTATACGTACCAGTTTTAATGAATATTGTTGTGTTAGGTAATTGAGGTAATGGAACAGCAGTGTTTGACTCTGCTTCTAGTCCAACGTTTACAATGTCAATTAAACCGGCTGCTTTTGATTTTGCAATGGCTTCAGCAGTTAGTGTTAAATCAATAATTTGTGCTGCACGAGATTCAATTGCAATACCTGTTAATGATTGATAGCTAACTGGCTTTTCGTTGTTAAGTACTTCCGCTACAAGTTCTTTTAAGAACTCGTATGCTTCAATTGTTTGTTGACGCTGGTATCCTAAGTCATCGGAAATATACTCATTACCTTTTTCGGTGTAGTAAGAGTTTGCAACTGCGGTTGTCCTTAGCGTGCCACCTCTACCAATATCGTAAATCATTGCATCTACTAAGTAACCTGTGTCACGTTCGCACTTTGCAGCGTTATAAGACAGCTTACCGGTCATAACACCAGTGTCATCAGTTGGAATAAACGAGATACCACCTTGTGTTTCTGCAATTCTAAATGTAGTAGAACTTATAATTGCATCAACATAATAAGTCTGGCCTTCAACTACACCGCCAATAATATCAACACCGTCAAACTCAATCGGCATTCCGTCTTTTAAGTTGCTTGTATCGTAAGTAGTAAACTGACGATTAGCCGAAACTGTTTCAGTAACAGTTACAGTGTAAGTATAGTTTAACCAAGCAGTAACCTCTTTCTTAAAGAACTGTTTGTTGTTTTGTAAAATTTCTTTTGATTGTGGATTTAGGTAACCGTCACGTACTTGCTCTAATGCATAACGCACACTTGCCCATGGTTTATCGATAGATAGACCCGATGCTGGTGCAGCTTCGTTTGTACCTAGTGGTCCTACATAAACAACGTTATCAACCAGTCCATAGTTAGCCCAGTCCGGAATGCCGTTTGTAGCACGAAGAATTTGTCCGTCAACACCAATTGGCAATCTAGTCGGACCCTGGTTACCGTAGTAAACCATATCACCTTCAGTAGTAAGTGATAATGCTTCACTACCTAATGTTAGCAAGTTCCAATATTCTGCTTCTAAATCATTATCTGGACGATTAGCAGTGTCAGAAACATGTGTTGCTGTAGTAATAAAACTACTTGCACCATAAATTACAACATCGCCTACATAGTATTCTGTACCTGTTTTCCAAGTCGAAGAATAACCACTATGTGATACTGTATCAATTTCTCCTGCTGTAGCACCAGTTACAGTAATCTCAATATCATTTGCCGGTGTAGTGCCGCCTACTAGATTACCTTTAACTACAATAACATCATTTACGTTATAGCCTGTACCTGCAAACCCGGTCGAAACACTTAGCGTATATACTGTTTTAGATTTAACTACGTCAAATCGTGCACCCGAACCTGAACCTATTGAGTTAGTACCTTGTACTTGTGAGAATGTTTCAGTACTGTTAGTCCAATTGATGCCACTATTTAGTTTACTCCAGTAAGTATCGTTAGGCGGAACTTGGTCTGTGCTGTCAGCAATTGCTACATAAGTAGTACCGCCAACACGTACAACATCACCTACTTTGTAAGTGTCTAGTGTGCTCCAATCTCCTTGGAATGCAAAACCAGTTGTAAATACTTCCCAATCTAGAGGACTAGAAGTCGGTTGTGCAGCAGAGTTGTTTGTTTTAGCAACATATACATAACCACCGTATGTAACTGTATCGCCAATTTGATAAACAGTAGAACTGTTCCAGCTATCTTCAAACTGGAAGCCTTCAATAAATACGTCCCAGTTTGCTTCGTCTGTTAAGAAAGCATCCGAAGTGTGCGGAGCTGTACAAATGAATACGTTGCCGCCGTACTTAACAACATCATTAACTTTATAACGTGTAGCAGTCACCCATTCACCTAGGTATACTAATCCGTCACTAAATAGTTCCCAGCTACCTTGGTCGTTTTCTAAACCTAACTCGGCAGTAACAGCAGATATGTGCGCAGTAGTACACAAATATACAAAGCCGCCGTAGCGTACTAGATCGTTAATTTTAAAGCGTGTATCTGTTGTCCAATCACCTTTCCAATCAAACGATGTAGCAAACGGAGTCCAGTTGTCTAAATCTTCTTCAAGGCCTAAAAAGTCTGGTGCTTCAAATGTAGCTGATACGTGACCAGTTTCTGCAATATATACTAGTGAACCGTATTTAACAACGTCACCTGGTGCATATTCTACTTCAGGTTCCCACTCGCCCCTCCATTTTGTGCCGTCTGATACAACTTCCCATTTTGGGATTTCGTTATCGAAATCAGTGTTAAAAGCACCTGATGATGTGTGGTTTCTGATACAAATGTATGATTTACCGCCAAAGCTGATAACGTCATCTGCAACGTAAGTTCTGCTTGCTGTCCAGTCACCTTGCCAAACAAATCTAATTCGTCCTAGTTTAAACTCTGCCATTTTTTAATTAAACTCCGTAATGTTCATGTATTTATCTTATTGTTGTCCGCCGCGTGTAGGATCGACCAATGTCTTCATAAAATAAGACATTGCTAGTCCGTCGCCAGCCCATCCACTGTTTCCAAATGGTCCGTCAAACATAGCTTTAGTAGGTATCTTAACTTGCCATCCTTCACCGCCTTCTGCTACTGAAGATGTAATAATATCTGGTCCACCTACTTTAACTGTACCTGCTTGTAGCAAGCCTGTAAATGTATCTGCACCACCTTGGCTCAATCTACTTGCTAAGTATGTTCTAATTGCTCTCTGTGTTGGAACTAAGTTGTTTGAATTAGCAACAAACGTTCCGTCTGTTGAGAACGCATTAATTGTTACTGGTGAACCACCTAGTGCAACACCACCAATTGCTAGTTCTGTTAGACCGTCTAGTCCAAACTCGTCAGCACTTAGCGTAACAATACCTGTTGCCTGTTCAACAGCAAACAAGTCGCCAACTCTAAAGTTACCATCTTGGTCTGTACTTGAGTAGAACACACGTCCATTGTTTGTTTCTTGGATTTCGTCTTGTGGTTCAAGCCCAGTATCTTCAGGTAGGTCAGGATAGTTAGATTGTTGCTCGTTACCAAAACCAATGTTTAGGAAGTCATGGTTTGTTAAACGTACCTGACTAAACCTACTACGTATAGTAAATGGTGTGTTGTGTATTGGCGAGTCTTCTTGATCAACTTGCGGACTTAGCTGTATAATTGCTTCTAAGTTTGGCGTTGTTGTGCCTCTTAGTGGTATAGCTGTTGCAACACGATATACTTGATCGCTGCCGTTAAATTGTAAGTTATCACCTGGCCCGGGGAATCTTGTGATATCACTTGCTATTAAACGCAGTCCTTCTTGGAACTGATCTGAGAAGCCACTACCTCGCAGCGAAATTCCTGTAGATGTTGTATTATAGCCATTACCAAAGTTTACAAATGTCGGAGCACCGAGCGTTCCGTCACCTATACGTAATTGTACAAGTGCTTCTTCTGAGTTGTTAGGGTCATTAATTGTAATGTTAGGTCCGAAGCTGTCTTCTTCATATCCCGAACCTGGTTCAAACATGCTAATCTTAGTAATAGATTGTCCTGTAATTTCAACGTTTGCCTGTGCTCTAGCACCTCCCGAAATTTTGTTAGCAATAGTGCCAGTTTCGTCTAAAGTTAAGAACCAACCTTTCTTAGTAGCTGCATCGAATGTAAATCCAATTGTTGCATAATTAGATTCACTGATTATAGGTTGTACGTCCCACTGTAATCCGTCATATGATGTACAGCAAATACCTTGAGTGTTATTAATAACAACAAACAACCCTTGTCCGTATTCTAGTGCAGTGCCACTTACTGGAGTAGTTGATTTATACCAAGTAACGCCGTCAAAGCTATATGCTGCTGATCTGTCAGATTCTGATACAGCAACAAAACGTCCGTTACCGTACTTAACTGTTCTCCAGTTATTAACTGTAGAATCTAGAGCATCATCTATATCTGAAAGTGCCCAGGCGTCTATAGAAGTATTAGGAGATCCCCACGAATATACATCATCGCTAGATCCGTCAATAATTACAAATGTTTCTTTACCGTATGCAATATCAACAAAGTCAGTGTTAGGATTTAAGCCATTAGCTGGTGCTATTGCTGTCCATGTTGAACAGTTGTTTAGAGAATAAACTGCTGTGTCTTCGCCTCTAGCAATTGCTACAAACACTCCGTTGCCGTATGTAACTGCTTGATATTTCCCAGTTGTAAGTGTAGGTAAATCAACACTTAACCAAGTTAACCCATCTGATACAGAGTACAAACAATTTTTACCAGTTTCTGATAAAAGGAACCAAGTGCCGTTACCATAACAGCCGTCAACCCAGCCGCCGTTAGCATCTGGATTCTCGAGAGTAACTTCGGCACCCTCTATCGGTAAGTTAATTTCAGTATCCCATCCTGAATACTCAGTAGTAGTAAATACTCCGGCACCGTATCTCGGTATTGCAATAGGTAAAAATCCGTTTGAAATAATAGTTTGAGGTGTAAATTCTGGAATTTCAACTCCTGTCATTTCTAATTGATAAAAATCTGGCAGGCTAAATTCTATTCTTGGTAGTACTTCGTATACAGATGTTGAATCAAATGCACTAACTAGTGGGAAGCCAGGATTGATATGATCCCATCCTACTGCGTTGATCTGCATTGAGCCTGTCTCTTCTATAAGAGAAACATCTACTACTCCGCCTTCTTCGTCAGTAATAGTAATTTCAAAAATTGATCCTGCCTCAAACTTATCTTTAACATAGTATGTTGTACTCGAAGTTATGCCGCCAAATATTTCTGTAAAAAATGAGCCTTCCATTAAGTCGCGTCCTGCTTCTAAAGGTTCTTTACCACCTGGAGAAGTGCCAACAATTGACCCAGTTGCATTTGTTAATATCGATTCACTAGTTGCCGATCGAACAATAACTTCGCCAGTGCTTGATGTTAATGCCACTGCTGCGCCACCGGGTGTTGCAGAAATCGTAAACGAAGTAGCATCGTTGACAACCTGTATATAGTATACTGTGTCGCTTACTATTCCACCAAATGTAATACCTGTAAACATTATAGGGTTTCCAGCTATAAATCCAGCAGTACTAGTAACTGTAATCAAATTAGTAACTGCTTCAGTTGTTGTTGCTATTGTATTAACTAAAGCACTTGTGATTGTAAAGTTAGTTCCGTTAATAATTTCTTTTACATAATACCTTTGTTTGTCTTGTATTCCACCAATTACACCATCTTTAAATATAATAGCATCTAAGGGATTAAATATCGAAGTATCTGATATTGTAAGTGAATTATCTGCAGAAGAAGTAGCTGTTACTGTTACTTCGCGTATTGCTGTAGATATTGAAAATTTATTGTTTTCATATACATCGTGAATGTAGTATGTATCACCTAATTCGATGCCGCCGATTGCTCTACCTGTAAACTGAATTGGCAATGTTACTTCCATGTTATCAGTAGTGCTTGCTTCTAAGAAACTAGTACCGTCTGGATAGTTTAGTGTAAATGACGGAAATCCCTGGAACTCGTCTACTGCATCTTCTACGTTAACATTAGTTAATGGCCATACTGCGCCGCCTAATGATGTAGATAGCTGAATGTCAGTGTCGTCAATAACATCAATAATATAATAATCAAAGTTTGTAATTACACCGCCGAATACTGGTCCACTAAAGTTAATTTTTTGTCCTACTCGCAAGCGTTCTGTAGTGGTAACAACCATTGTGTTGTTTAAGTCACCTCGTGTGCCAACTACAGTAACTTGGCTTTGTGAGCTAGATATTATATCAATATTATATGTTGTCGGAGTAAACGTAATTGCTTGATCTGTATACAATCTATGGAAGTCTGCTCCAGAACCTAATAATAGTCTGTTAGAAACAGCGTCTGCTGCTACTACTTCTTGCTGACCAAACGATTCTTTAGTTATGCTAGCAAACTTAGTTATAGGATTGTAGTTTGAAATAATACCATATTGTCCTGCACCTTTACCTGATGATACACTTAGTCTCATGCCTTCATATTCTGCTGCTGTTGACACTTCTGACTGTGCAAGCACTAAGTATTCTTCATTGCCGCCTTGTGCGTTGTTTGATTGGAAGTTGTATCCTAATCCGCCTTTTCTAATAATAGTACTTTCTAATATTCTACTTTGATAAATTGATCCAGAACGTAATTCGTTTGCAATTACTCTTGCATCTTTACCTGCACCTTGTACAAGCACATTTGCATAAGAAGTTGGAGTATTTTCGTATGTCTCTAAGAAAAATGACATAGCGTCTCCAGTTTCTATCTGAGCTCCGTAAATGTTAGTGTACCCTTGGATGCCGTCAATTCCACGAGGATAAATTTTAAATTGCAGTTGAGTATTTTGGGCTGTTTCGTCAACAATAGTATATTGTATTCTCCACCAGCCGTCATCTAAGAAATTTGCTTGTAAATTAAATGGCTCGCTAATACCGTCTGACAGTGTTTGCGTAGTTACTTCTTCAGTAGCAAAGTTAAATCTTGCATACAAAGTTCTTTCGGCAAATCCGCTAAAGATGTTATAGAAGTCAATATAATTGGCAGTGCCTTGCTTTACATGCACACTAACAGTATAAGGTAATGCGCTGCCTGTAGGAACTATTCCATCTGCATCAATTCCTGAAATTGCAGTAATACTCAAGTCTTGAACAGTAATAGTAATGTCGTTTTCTGGTGTTCGGCCACCAAAGCTTCTTCCGTCTAGTGTAATCTCATTACCTACAACGTAGCCGCTGCCAGAGTTATTAATAGTAACTTCATATCTTTCACTAAACACAGTAACATTAAACGTTGCATCAATACCAGAACCGCTAACGTTTGTTCCTGCTATATTAGTATATGTTCTGCCTTGAGGCGACAATGTTACATTTTGCGAAATATAAGAACTATCTGTTAGTGATGTATTTGCTGTTACTTTCCAAGCAAATTCACCGTCGTACGGCGTTGTATTTGCACGTACAATGCTAACTTCGCCATCTGACTGCCAGCTTGCAGCTAACAAGTTGTTTGATTGTTTTAATAAGTTAGTAGTTTCTGTATAATATTCTTCGCCTGCATGTTCGTATTCGATTTTTAATACTTCCGATTGTGCTCCGAGTGCAGATACCGGTCTTGCAACAGCATCGTTGTTTCTGTTATTTACAGTACCAGTTGCTGGTACTTCAGCAATGTCAAATCCTTCTGCAACACAACCAAATGTACCGTAAGAACTGTTACCATTTGTTGCACGTATCCTTGCACCGTCTTCTGCAAAGTAACCTGCATAGTTGTAGTACGAGAATACAGATACACATTCTGTTAGTGCGTCACCGCCTCTGGCCCATATCCCAATTCCGTCTGAAATAATTTGTGTAAAGTCGTTTGATACCATCGAACGATTGCCGCCATTGTGTAATGTACTATCAATCTTACAACCTGTACATCCTTTACCAAATGTAGTAACGTTTTGTATATATGGCGAACGTGCAGTGATCCAAACACTAGTGTCGTCTGGTCCTTCACCTGGATCAAAGCCTACATATGCACCACCTGTCGGGCGTCTTGTTAGGTATTCGTTTTCAACTGAAAGTGTCCCTAATAAACCTTTAACAGTCATGTTACGCACACCGCAGTCGTTGGTTACTTGAATCATATCTCCAAGTGCTTCGCCGCCGTATACATACATTGCGCCGATGTTAGTTGTTAGTTCAACAGCCGGTCCGTCTAGTACTTCTGACACACTAAATGTAGTATCGGTAATTGTACTGCCTATTACATAATAAGTCTTGCCAGGTATAACACCACCAATTACTGTACTAATATCTTCAACTGGGTTTAATGATACAAACTGTACAGGTGTGTTGTTCTCCATGTTAACTGTTGAGCCAACAATAAACTGATTAATAAAGCCCAATGTTCTTGTACATAATGTGTTAACAGGTGCTGCTGGCTGAATAGTTGTTCCGCGAAGTTCGTCACCGTTTAATGCTGTGTTAGGTGGCATTTTAATAGGAAGTCTTTCATTGTATGTACCAGACTTAATATTAATTGTAGAATAAGTACCTTGGTTCTCTGGAGGCACACTTGAAGGCGATCCAGCAACAAATGCATCTAATAAAATTCTTTCTAATGCTTGTACAAATGTAACAGCATCATCTTCAATAGTAATGCCATTATTAAAATACTGTGCTACAGGATTTTCAACGCCTTCGAGCACTTGGTAGTTTTGTGCAGGCGCAGTATTTGTAATTGCTAGTTCTATGTTACTAAACAACTCAACAAAGAATGCTATAAAGAACTCAGCTTGTTCTGCTACGGTAGCATTTGTAAATTTGTTTGTACTTTCTAAATCAAAATAAGAAAGCGTTGCTCTAACTGTTTGTGCGTTGCCTCCTCGTTTTACATCGCGAATCACACCGTCAATGATTAGTTCTGCATCTCTAGATGTTTTTTCGTTATCAAAGTTATAAGACTGATCAAATGGTGCAATATTTTGATTCTGTTGATACAAGAACCAGTAAAACGTTTGCTGAACAATCCAGTCTTTGTTTTGTTCGAGCATCACTTTTGCATTTTGACGCATCGTGCCTAGTTTTACTCTTTCACAAGCATACTTAACTGTTTTCCAAGCCGTGTCTGGAGTGGTACCGTTAGTAGGTAAGTCTTCTCCATTAGTTGCAACATAATACACGTTTGGAGTAAAGTCGATATCACTCCAAGTCGGTAATCCGTTTACAACTTTAAGAACGTTACCGTCGGCGCCTGTTGTTAACGGAGCATTGTTTTCTCCGTCAAAAATAATCATTTCGCCAAACTCGCTAAGAGTATTTCTCTGATCGTGTTGCAAGTATAATGACCAATATGCGTTTTGTAAATCATTATCCGGACGTGATACAAATGAAGACGTATGCTCTCTAACAGCTCGATAAGTAGCATTCTTCCAGTAGATAACGTCATCTAAATTGTATAATGTACCGTCAGACCATTTGCCTTCCCAGTTAAACCCTGGAATTAATAATTCCCAAATTCCTGTTCTTGCTCCTGAGAATGTTAGTACTGCTTCGTCTGAAATAGGACCGTCTGGTGCTTCGTTAAGAATAACAGTAGCATACATTGATGCGTTAGATGAGTCGTCGTCATAACTAACTGATTCGACAGTTTGACCTCTACTAAATCCTTCGCCGGTGACAGTCATACCAACTGTAATTAAATCAGATGCAACAGAATCTCCTAAGTTTACTTGAATGCGTGTTCCGCTCGAATTTTCTGCTTCATATGGTGCTTGAATTGTAAAGTTACCTGGATTTTCGTTAACACTATCTACTAGTGCAACATATAAATCTCCGCCGTATCTTACTACGTTACCTACTTTAAATTCTGTAGCACTGTCCCATGTTCCTGCAATTTCATATGCTTCTGTAATTAGTTCCCATGCGTCAGTTGAATCGTCACCGAAGTTTGTTGATGGTTTATTACCAATATTGTTAATAACTTTTGATTGGAATAAGTATCCGCCGTATTGCACAACATCACCTGGTTGGTAAATAACATTAGCATCATAAACGCCGTCGAAGTCTAAGCCAGGTAGCCATTCTTCCCAATATGAAGAATCAAATGTATCTTGTAGTATTCCAATGTCTTCATTAACTTCTACAACATAGCCCGATGCTCCTGCTATTGTAGGGTCACCTATATCACCATCGCCGAATATACTTCTAATAGTTGCCAACGAAGGCTTACTAATAACCGGAGAAATGTATGTGTTAAATAGCGCATATCCTAATGGAAGA